GCCTGCGCACCACCGAGGCCTTTGCCGGCCTGCACAACCCGGGCCGCCGCCTGTTCGTCGCCTTCGACGAGGCCTCGGCCATTCCCGATCCGGTGTGGGAGACGATCGAGGGCGCGCTGACCGATCGCGACACCGAGATCCTGTGGCTGGCCACCGGCAACCCGACACGCAACACCGGTCGCTTCCGCGAATGTTTCGGCCGCTTCCGCCATCGCTGGCATCGCCACCAGGTCGACGGCCGCGAGGTCTCCCTCACCGACAAGGACGAGATCGCGCGCTGGGCGGCCGACTATGGCGACGATAGCGACTTCTTCCGCGTCCGCGTGAAGGGCGAGTTTCCAAGAGGGGGCGCCATGCAGTTCATCGACAGCGAGACGGTCGAGGAGGCCTCGCGCCGCCCCGCCGAGAGCCATCTGCGCCAGCCGCTGGTGATGGGCGTCGACTGCGCACGCGGCGGCGACGACCAGAGCGCGATCTGGTTCCGTCGCGGCCGCGACGCGCGCACCGTGCCGGCGATCAAGCTGCGGGTCGGCGATCTCATGGTCCTGTCGGGCAAGGTGGCGGAGCAGGCGATGCAGCATCGCGCGGCGGCGGTGTTCATCGACGAGGGTGGCATCGGCGCTGGTGTCGTCGATCGCGTGCGGCAGATGCTGCCGGGCCGGCTGGTCGTCGGCGTCAACTTCGGCGGCCGCGCCGACCGCTACACGCTGGGCGACGGCATGCCGCTCACCGCCAACAAGGCGGCCGAGATGTGGGCTTCGATGCGCGCCTGGCTCAGGACCGGTGCCATCCCCGACGATCCCGAGCTGAAGGCCGAGCTGACGGGCCGCGAATACGGCTTCGACCTGCACAACGCCATCCGCCTGGAGAAGAAGGAGGACATGAAGAAGCGCGGCCTGTCCTCACCCGACAATGCCGACGGGCTTTGCCTCACCTTCGCCTATCCGGTGGCGGATCTGTCTGAGGATACGCGGTTCGACCTGCGCGACGAGGGGGACAGGAGCGGGATCGGAGGCCGAGGCCCTGGCGGCGCCGTCACCATCCAGTCCGACTACGATCCGCACGGGGACCTTTAGGCCCGTCCGTTATCGCTGGACTCACACCGACTGCATTGGCATGGTCGAGCCAGCCGCCCACAGAGGCGACAGGGAGGCATCCTAGGCGACCGTTTCGACCGGCCGACCCGATGTCTGGAGGCCCGCCGCTCTCATCATCCCCGATCGAGCGGCGGGCCTTTTCAGCGTTTGATAGGCTCCACTCTGTGGCTCCCATTGCTTGACCAATCGATCGCACATCCGGCAGAAGCACGACGACGCCGTGGTCGTTGGTTTTGTGTCGAGTTCTAGCCTCGGGGACACCGGTGTGCTTGAAGGAATGACGCTTTGACTCTTCAGCATCCGGCGGGCGCAACCTGCATTTTTTGCGACAACCCACCAGATAGTGGAGAGCACCTTTGGTCCGACTGGATGGGATCCCTGCTACAACGCCCAGGTCACAAAGCGCGCAAGGAGATCGTTAGGTACTTTCCCTACGAGGGGGCTCCATTCGGTGAGATCGCGCACCGAAGGAATCACGGTGCGACCCATAAGAGGAAAATCCATGTTGTATGTGCGAGCTGCAATAATGGGTGGATGAGCCAGCTCGAGTCAGCGAAGAAATACCTTAAGCCTATGCTCGTCGGTGATGCTCTGACGCTGGATGTGAGTGCGCTGCTGATTGTCACAGAGTGGATCGTACTCAAGATACTTGTGCTGGAGAATGAACCTTTAGGAGATCGACCGGCTACTCCCATATTTTCTAGAGAGCAGCGACTTGCCTTTCGAGACCGGCGTGAAATTCCGCGAGGGTTTCGTATTTGGCTAGCCGGATCGGGTAGTCCCAAGTGGTATGACTCGCTTTCAATCAGTGCTGGCCGTCTCCTGCTTTCGTCGAAATCCGGTGAGTATGTTCCGCCGCCCGGACCCGCCCACAACGCACAATCAGTAACGTGGGGAATACGTAGTCTCTTGATCCACAGCTTTGCCGTAACCTATCCATATCTTGAAACCCGGCTGCAATGGGACGCCCCGCCATATGCTGAGCGACTCTGGCCTCCGACTGGCCGCAGCTTGAATTGGCCCCCGCGCGGCTTCCTTACCGCACACCGTTGCGACTCGATTGCCGGAGAGTTTTTGCGGCTCGCCTCGTCGCTACCCCGTTCCAGGTAACTGCATTGCCATTGGCGTGCAGGGCGATAGTGATTGTGTATGGTAATGCTCCAAAGCGCCAAAGGTAGTTGAGGGCGAAAGTCACATCTCCTCGCCATTGGCGAGCGAGCGCCTTGCAAGACCCTCGTCGTTGATTGCAAAAGCTCGGGAGGGCGTAAACTTTCCCGCTTGCATCTTCAAAGTCCGCTTCATCAGTAACTCAGGGGCTCGCTTCTCACAGGAGAAACGCCCTTGGGAATTTTTGGTGGCGGTCAGGCCGCTTATCCTCCGATGTCTCCGCCGGCGCTGCCGCCGGCACCGCCGCCCGTTCCGTCGATGGCCGATCCGTCGGTGCGCGAGGCGCGGGAGGCGCAGAAGAAGCGCGCCGCGGCCATGGCAGGCTATGCCTCGACCATCGCCACCGGCGGGCTCGGGGTCACCGGTAACGCCTCGACCACCGCGTCGGGTGCGTCGGGCGCCGGCGTGGCCGGCGGCAAGAACCTGTTGGGGGCCTGAGCGATGGCGCACGATCCCGCGCTTCGCCGCCACATCGACGCCCGCCTCGCGGTGCTGAAGCGCCAGCGTCATTCTTGGGAGCCGGGCTGGCGCGACCTCTCGCGCTTCATCAATCCGCGGCGCGGCCAGTTCTTCACGTCGCCCAACCAGGGCGGGCGCGGCGCGCAGGCCAACGGCGCGATCCTCGACCCCACGGCGCTGTTCGCGCTGCGCACGCTGGTGGCGGGCCTGATGTCGGGCGTCACCTCACCGGCGCGGCCCTGGTTCCGGCTCTCGATCCCCGACCGCCGCATCGCCTCGCTGGCGCCGGTGAAGGTCTGGCTCGACGAGTGCGCCGAGCGCATGCGCATGGTGTTCAACGCCGGCAACCTCTATTCGGCGCTGCCGCTGATCTACGAGGAGCTGGGCCAGTTCGGCACCGGCTGCGCGATCGTCGAGTTCGACCGCGAGGACGTGATCCGCCTCTACACGCTGTCGACTGGTGAATACTGGCTGGGCCTCGACTGGCGCGGCCGGGTCGACACGCTGGCGCGGCGCTTCATGTACTCGTACCGCCAGATCGAGGAGCGCTGGCCCGATCACGGCATCGCCGAGATCACGGACAAGGCGCGCGGCGACGAGGCCGACAGCGAGATCGCGATCCTGCACCTGATCGAGCCCAACACCGGCTTCGAAGAAGTTCCGCTCGGTCTACTGGCGCGAGGGCGCCGGGCAGTCGGGGGGCCAGGCCGACGGCGAGTTCATCCATCGCGGCGGCTATTCGGAGTTCCCGGCGCTGACGCCGCGCTGGGCGCCTGTGGGCAACGACGCCTATTCGAAGGGCCCCGGTCACGACGCGCTGCCCGACGTGAAGTCGCTGCAGATCCTGAAGAAGCGCGAGCACAACGCGGTCGACAAGCATGTGAACCCGCCGATGGGCGCTCACATCAGCCTGCGGGGTTCGGCCTCGTCGGTGCTGCCCGGCGCCATCAACTACTTCACCACGCAGGAGAGGGGAGCGGGGATGTGGCCGCTCTACCAGACCGCTCCCGGCGCCATCGCCGAGGTCGAGCGTCTGGTCACGCGCACCCAGGCCGTCATCAAGTCGGCCTTCTTCGCGGACCTCTTCCTGATGTTCGACCAGATGGACGGCGTGCAGCCGCGCAACCAGCTCGAGATCAGCACGCGCCGCGAGGAGAAGATGCAGATGCTGGGGCCCGTGCTGGAGAACCTGCACGACGACCTGCTGCAGCCGCTGGTCCAGCGGACCTTCACCATCATGGGCGAGAACGGGCTGTTCAGCGAGCCGCCGCGCGAGCTGCACGGCTATCCGCTCGACGTCGAGCTGATCTCGATCCTGGCGCAGGCGCAGAAGGCCGCCGATCTCGGCTCGGTCGAGCGGCTGTGGGCCTTCGCCGGCAACATCGCGGCGGCGCGGCCCGAGGTGCTCGACAAGCTGAACGCCGACGAGAGCATCGACGTCTATGCCGACAAGCTGGGCGCTCCGGCCGCTATTACCGTCGCCGACGATGTCGTGGCGCAGCTACGCGCGGCGAGGGCGCAGCAGGCGCAGGCCGCGCAGGCAATGCAGGCGGCCTCCGCCATCACCCAGGGCGCCAAGACCCTGAGCGAGACCGAGGTCGGCGGCGGCCGCAACGCCCTCCAATCCATCCTGGGAGTTTGAGCCATGCACGATCCCAACGACGCAAGGCAGGTCCGGCAGGCCGAGCAGCTCGAGAAGCTCGAACGGCAGCGTGTCGCTGACGATTTGTCCGCGGTGATGGGCAGCGAGCCCGGCCGGCGCTTCGTGAACGGCCTGCTCGGTCTCTGCGACATCCGCAGCGACGGCTACGTGCCGGGCGGGGCCGAGGCGCAGCGCCACCAGGACTATATGGCCGGCCGCCGCAGCATCGGCATCGAGCTGCTGAGCGAACTCGAACGCTACGCGCCGCACCTGACCGAGCTGATGACCGAGGAGGCCCGCCTGATGCAGGCCGAGGCCGAACTCGCCGACCTGATCGCAGAGGAGCAGAACGATGGCTGACACGATCTACACGACCACACCGGCACCCGAAGACGATACCGCTCCGGAAACGGCAGCGGTCCGCGAGGGCGAGCTCCAGCCGGCGCCGGCGAGCGCAGAGCCTGGCACTGAAGCAACGGCGACTGCCCCGGCTGACTATTCCGGTCTCGCGCTGCCCGACGGCTACCGTGCCGACGATCCGGTGTTCGGCCAAGCGATCAAGCTGTTCGAGGGCGAGAAGATCACGCCGGAGACGGCGCAGCGGCTGATCGATTTCACCATCGAGCGCGACAAGGAGATCGCGCGCGCGGTCAACGACCACTCGGCCGCTTCGTGGACGAAGCAGACGGGCGAATGGCGTGCGACCGCCGAGAAGGAGTTCTCGCCCGAGGCACTGGGCAATGCCCGCACCGCGCTCGCCCGGGTGTTCGACCGGCAGACCATCGCCTATCTCGAAAGCCTGGGCTTCACCAACCATCCCGGCCTGATCCGCGGGATGGTGAAGGTGGCCAACGCCATCAAGGACGACTCGTTCGTGGGCGGCAATGCCGGCCGCGGCAGCGGCGCGATGGACCCGAAGTCCCTCTATCCCAACTCCCAGCACAACTAGGAAGCAATCTTCATGGCAACGCTTTCCGTGACCAATCCGACCCTGGCCGACTGGTCCAAGGTCCTCGATCCGAACGGCAGCATCGCGCAGGTGATCGGGCTGCTGTCGCAGATGAACGAGATCACCGACGACATGGTGTGGAACGAGGGCAACCTGCCCACCGGCCACC